AAATAGTCACATTGCGTTGAACGTAAAGCATACCGCTTGCCTTTTCAGATTCAATCCTAGCCGCTGGAATTAGCTGATTAGTTAACAGAGTGTCCCAATCGGTAAAGTCAATTTGCAACCAAGCTTTTGCTTCTGCCAAAGTAATTGGCTCAGTAGCCACCTGGTAATTGTACGCAATTTCTAAAGGTCTAACTACGCTCATTTTTTCTTATAGTCTTGTTTGTCCACTTTGACCCAAACCGCCATCCCTTTTTCGACTAAGTAAGTGTCGTAGGTCTTGCCTACGCTTAATACTTCGCCTTTCTCAAAGGGTGCAAGGTCAATTAATAATTTTATCATAAAGATACCAATTTATTTTAGTAAATGTTTTTTCTCATTCCAAGGCTCAACGTCTGCCCAAAGTCGGTAACTATGGAAAACGTAAAGCGAACGGATTAAACCAATCTTTAAGCCAATCTCTTTTACTCGCATCGAAAACAACGAATCAAAAGCTAAGGTATTTTCGTCGAACTTAATTTTACGCCAAGTCTTGTATTGAAAACACATAAAAAAGCCAGCGATATACTCTTTGATTTCTTGCACCCCACCCCCCCCGTACGTTTGAGCTATCTCGTAATGATTTTTTACGTTTAGGTCGTAGCTAAATTCTTTATTGTGCAATTGGTGCTTGCTTCTTAGCCTATTCGTATAGCATCCAATCAAACCAAATTTATCTCCATCTAAAACCAAAGCGTCGTGTATTCTTTTGCCCCAATCAGGCGTTAAATAAAGAATGTCACCGTCTTGCATTACAATCCAATCCTCATCGTTTGCGTTTAGGCTCGACAAGTATTCGTTGTAGGCTTTACCTATATTTTTGTCTAAGCTAAATGGGTTTGAATAAAATATTCTCATTTGTAAGAAACAAATTCTGATTTACCTCCAAGCTCCTCCCATACTTTTAAATTATGTTTTCCACTTTCTCTTTTTACATCTATTGGAATTGAACTTCTAACCTCATTGTAATAATCGCAAACGTGAAATAAATCTAGGCTATTTGGCACATCAATGTAAGGATGAGGAGTTAATCCTAATAGGTTAATTCTTTGACTGTATTCAACGTGTTCAAATCCCCATATGCTAAATTCTGGCCTCATACCTCCAGCGGTTTTAATTGCCTTTTGTGTTAAAAAAAGCAAACATCCATTTGGAGCTTTATAAGTTGTAAAGCCGTTCCATTCTCCTTCTTTTCTTACTGATGGACTATAAAATTGATTTCGATGATTTTTTTCAAATGTCAAAGCCAAATGATTTAGGTTGGATTTAATATAAGGTTTTTCCCATCCTTTAATTTTTGGGTAAATGTCATCGTCTGCTAAAAAAACAAAATCAAAATCCTCAGCTAATTCCAAGCATTTATTTTTTGCTTTTGCTATGCCTTGCTGATTATTAAACCTAAAACTTGAATTCTTTACTGGTATAGTAGATGCATCATCTACAATAAATATTTTAGCATTTTTAGGTTTATACTTTTTCCATTCAGCTAAAGAAAAATCTAAAACAGAATGCCTATTTCTTGTAGTTATACAGATTGCGATTTTTTCCATTGGATAAAGTTTGGGTGATTATTAAATAAAGTCTCGTTATATTTCTGGTTAAATAAATCTAATTTTGACCACATTAAATCATTCCTTTCGTCTATTGTTTTTGTTTTAAATGTCTGGCTTCCAATATGGTCAACTCTACTAGAAGGCACAAGCATTGGAGGTAAATCTATTTTTTTTAGTTGACCAATTAGGCTATTATCTGCAAACCAAAAATCAAAATCATTGTCCAAGCCTCCTATTTGATTCCATAAATCGCGTTTCATCATAAATGCCCATCCAGATAAATTCCTTCCGCATTGCCAACCAATTTCATTTTCTGTTATATCTTTTTGCCTAAAATCTTTTGGGGAAATTGGACTTACTATAGGATAGTCTGCTGAAATTAAAGCGTGAAGCCATCCATTTCGGAATATTAAATCATTATTGCAAAACATAATCCAAGGAGCATTTCCTCGAACCGCTCCAAAATTTAAATAGTAATTATAATTAAAATCTTTGTCAGGATTAAATGTACTTGCGTTTTTATAAAATATGTTTGGCATTGATTCAATTACAATGCAATTAATTCTCAATCCATTAGCACCTTTAATTGCCGTATCTATTGCCATTTGGGTAAAATCTTTTCCAAGTTTTTGAGCATTGCTTATAAACACAACATCTGCAACAATTTTTCCCATATTTGCTTTTTTATGTCTAATTTCTAAAATATCCTCTTGAGCGACGGTAGTCATATCATTATAATCGTAATAATAAAGCACCTTGTCTATCTTATGCTCAGTACTTATATATGGCCTTAATAACTTTGCATAGCCTGAGTCTTCAGCTCTTTTCAGTGAAGGAAAAGAAGCCTTTTTACTTATTGACTTTTTTATACAAGGAATATGGTTCGGCAACCTATGATATTCAGTTTCGGTGTTATAGTCCCCAATGTAATCTTTAGAATACCTGCAAATCTTTGGCGGATTTCCATTTAATGATACCTCGGCTAAAAATACAATCGCATCTGCATTGCTTTTTATGCCTTCTAAAAGGCTTAAAATATAATCTGAGCTTATCCTATCATCGCAATCAACAAATGCAATGTAATCGCCATTTGCCATGTCTACCAAAAGGTTTCGCTTGTCTCCAAGCATTATCGTTTTATTATCAATTAAATAGATAATTTCAACCTCCTTTTGGTCTTGCTCTGGCAATGCTTCTAATTGACCATAAAGCATATCCAATGATTTAGGCAAAAAGGTTTTTCTTCGCTCTGCTACTGAAGGGACTAAAATTGATAATTTCATTTAAACCAAATTATTCCTGTACCTGAATGATGACCAATATCTGTCCAATCTGCTTTCTGCTCTGGTATTTCTTTCCAAAGTTTAGATAGTTCCTCAAAAAGCAAAATGTCATCCATTAAAACTATTCCTTTCCATTTAATATCCCTTAAATGGTTTAATACTTGTTGTTCGTAAATGCCATCGTGCATTGTGTCAATAAACAATAAATCAAAAGAATCATCAATTAATAAATGTCCGTTTTCCCTTATTAAAAAATTAACATTCTCAGGCTTATAATTTAAAGAAATATAATCTTCAACATCAAAGCTAAATACCTGATTTCCTGATTTAGCAACACAAATAGCTGAATGTCCTCTAAAAGTCCCTAATTCCATAATATTACCTTTTACCTGGCCACCAATCCAGGCAAGTAATCTATAATGCTCTTCTCCAGCTTTCATATCTATATATTGAAAATTGGTATCATCATTTGGAATTGATTCCATGATTTTAATCATGTCAATTGAATTAAGCGTTTTTTTTGTAGGTTTTTTCATAATTATATTTCGCCACAAGGCTTACAATTTTTCTTGAAATACATTTCGCATTTTGTTCCGTCCTGGTTGCTTGGCTCTTGATTAAAGTAAATTTGCATCTCGCTAGCCTTAGCCGTGTACCGCTCGCAAGTGTTTTTAAGCTTGCATCTTTGCGGCTTACACATTGTAAAATCTGCCATAGTTAATAATTTATTTTTAAAGTAAGTGATTTTCAAAAGATTAAACAAAAAAAGGCGGGAAAAATTCCCGCCCTTTTACACTAAACACAAAACACAAACACAATATTAAGTAGTCTCAAGAAGCGCCTTTGCAGCTGCAAAAGTACCTTTAACCAATACTGGAGTATCGTTAGCAGAGATAAACTGAACCAATCTTTGCTCGATTCTTACAGTCTTCAAGTTGTCGATAAAGTCATCACCTGACTCACCAATTGCAACCTGAAGTCCGCTTCTCAAACGTACGTTGATAACTGAAAGATCACCACCTACGAAGTTAGCAGCAGTTCCAGTCAAAGCGTTAGTTGGGATAATGTTTACTCCCCATGCAGTAATTCCACCGTTCGCGTTAAAAGTAACGCCAGCTGGCAAGATATATTGCTTCTCTGCATCCTTCTCAGATAGCATCAAGTGATACTGTCCAGTCTCAACAAATACTCCTGTTGCAGTTCCGTTCGCAGCTCTTACTTGAGCGATGATTCCGTGGATAACATCCCAGTTAGTTGCAGACTCAACACCACCAGCCATAGAACCGCCAGTGAAAGTGGTAGACTTAGAAAGCAAACCAGCAAGCTGAGGAGATGTACCGTTACCAGTAAACAATTGGTTTTCGATTACAGTCTCAACACGCTTCACACCATTGGTTTGGATGTAAGAAGCCAAGTAAGCGGCATCTTCCAACATTTCCATAGAAACCTTCATGTGTACACCGATTTTTTCAACCTTAGCTCTCTGCTCTTTGTATTGAACGTCGATTTGAGTTTTCTCAACACCTTCGCCAATCATTACTGGAGTTCCTTGCTGATCGTATTCTTCAACCCATACTGCATATTGAGTTCCGATTGCTCCAACACTTGCGTTAGCAAGGTAAACCAACAAACGCTGGCGGATAGGAGAAACAACACCAGTAAACTCGGAGATTGTTACTTGTCCAGAAGAAGCTTCGTTAGCGATAGTTGAAGCCAAAGTGATAGTTCCAACTGACTTCTCGTTGATTTCAAATACCAAAGGAGCTTTCAAACGAGCGTTAGGCTCAGACTTCAATCTTTCGATTTCTGCTTTTACTGGAGCGTAAGCCTTCATAAATGCGGTTTTGAAATCCTCACCGCTTACCTCTTTCTCAACTGCGCTTTTTTGCATTGCGATGTCAAGCTTATCAAGTTGCTTCTGCATTTCTGCTGCATCTTCTTTACTTACTACATTGTCGAATGATTTCAACAATGCTTCTGCCTTTTCGAAAGCCTCATTGGCTTTTACTTCAGCGTTGCTAGCTTTTGCCTTTAGGGCTTCGCCAGCTTCTGCGATTACCGCTTTAACGGCATCCAAAGTTAGATTTTCCATGATTCAAATTGTTTTTTAAGTTCGTTAATTGTTATTATTTCGACCGCGTCGGCTTCTTTAATTTCCAAAGTAGCTTCGGCTGGCTTTAGAACGTCCAAAAGTGATTTGAGTTGATTTTCTAGTTTTTCAAGTGTTTCGTCGGTTGCGTCTGACGTCTTTACAAACTTCTCAAGTCTGTTAAGATACTCAAATGCATCCGCTTCACTTTTAAGGTCAATAAAGGTTGTCTCAGGATTAGCTCCTAAGAATTGAACCGCTGAGCCTTCGTACATCATTACCTCTTTAATTAGGTTAGCTTTGGCCTCTTGGTCGAACTGCTCTTTAATAGTTCTAAAGCCAAACGAATGCTGATTGATTAGCTCACTTTCAATCATTTTCTGAAAGTCTTGGCCAGCTGCGTGCGTTCCAATTTTAGCCTCGTAACGCAAGCCTTTATTGTCTTCGTAAAGATTGGTGATTTTTGCGACAACTTTGTTTTTGTCGTGGTCTAGCAAATACTTGATTAATTGCTTTCCTTGTGGGCCGCGCTCCATTACCGTCTTGGTAAATGCACCTGGCTCGATAATATCGCCATCAAGGTCTTTGTTACCGAAAACGGCAAAATAACCGCTTACGATTCCTTGCTTCATATCGCTTTCAGCAAAGCCTTGGTTTAATCCTTTTTTTACAAAACCCATATCGCTAGTCTTTTCTAATTCCTTTAATTTATTTCTGCTCCAAGTCAAAGCAGCCCTACCCCCCCAAGCATCGTACATAAGCAATCCGCATCCTTCTCCATAAGACGTTGAAGTTTCTAAGTCAACTTCATGACGACTTAAATACGAATACATCCGCTTAATAGTGTCAACCGATACAGGCTCGCCGTTCGCAAGCTGGTTGGCTCTTTGTTTCCCTACTGGAGTTCCACAAGGTCCCCAGCCGTTTTCCTCAACATATTTTAAAACTCGCTTAGCGTTATTTCTAACCGCCTCTGGATAATCAGAATACGTTTGCTCGGCTTTTTCTAGCATTGCTTATTCGTTTACCCAAATATACAAAGAAAAAAAATTAACAAACAAAACCACCTAAAGAATAAAGGTATCCTTAAAATATCTTCTTGCATAAGACTCTGAAACATAAATCACTACACACGAGCAATTTATAGTCTGCTCTGCACCTCCATTTAAATCGCCAGGCTTATCCATTAAGACTTCAAAGCCTCTAGTGTTAAATACAAACGGCTGATCGAATCTCTTAGGTTTATTCTGCGCTAGAATATGCTGAATCCTTGGCTCCTTAGCTCCTCCGTGTATCCATATCTTCCAAAGTTGAGTTCCAGTCTGATTGGCCCAATCAATTGCAGACTTCATCTTACCTTCATTGTAAGCTCGCGTTGATTCCGTTCTAGCGATTGCCCTAGCTCTTTTAATATCAGGAATCTGTTGAATTAATAGCTCCTCAATTTGTCTAGGATTTAATCCATCTTTAATCCCTTGAGAAACGATTTCATTTACCTTCTTCTGGCTAGTGTCTGTTACATCAAATATCAATTGACCTAAATTCTGAATCACCCAACTCTTAATGAACTCAAGCCAAGCGCTAAGAAAAAAATTATCTGGCAGAAACTTCTTCTCTCTATTATCCTGACGAATACGATTAAACTCTTTAGTTGCAGAATCAACAAATACAGCCTGATAGAACTTTACGTAAGCATCTTGCATCGGCAATAACGGCACAACTGGTTTCGCCTGCTCTCTTAATGCCTCAGTAAATATTTTTACTCCAAGGCGTTCGTATCTCTTTAGGTCGGCTTGTGCTGACCTTCTGACCTTGGAATAATTTATTTTTCTCATTTTTTACGCTGGGAAATCGCTAAAGTCCGTTGCAGCAGTTCCTAAGGCCTCCTCACTTGGAATCACGTTGCTAGGTATCCAGTGAACGTCCATAGCTGGGTCTTCGCTTGCGTGCCAGTTAAGTAAGCTCCTAACCTCGTTTCCAGTAAAGTAAGGCGATTTGCCGTACGTGTCCAAAATAACCTTAACATCTGGTTGTAACTCAGAGAATGATGAAATATCAAAGTCAATGACGTAATCAGTTCCGTAAGATTTGCCAAGCCATTGCGTAAACTTCTCCTCAATCATTTGAAGCTGCGGCATAATTACATCGGTAACCAAAGCCTTCTGTGCGCCTTCTAAATTGGCATACGTAGCATTTGAAGTAAACAATACAGGATTAACTCCCCAAAGACCGCAAAGCGTTTGCAAGTCCATATTTTGAGAGTTAATAATATCCATTGCAACAGGCGACAATCCAATTGCATCGTAACGCAAAGGAATAGACGAGGCAACGATTTTATTAATGTTCTTATTTCCGTTTATCCTCTCATCAATCCGCTCATCCATTTTCGCTCGTTGATCAGGGGAAGGCCAAAACTCAGGATTGTTTACATTTGGAGAAATAATGCCTTTAGCGCCTCCATTCTGGAAAGTCTTCTGTTTTGCCTCAGTTGCTTCGTTGTTCGCCTGTAAAGTCTTTAAACCAGCCAAAAGCGGTGGCATACCTCTCAACTGCGCTCCGTTCAAATCCCAAGTAAGATTTGTGGTTTTGATGTGCAATACCTGGTCGGCTGGAATCTCAATGTTCTGGTCTCCAATAATCAATTTATAGCCTCGTACTGGCTCAAATAAGTTGCCAGCTACAATCTCCACGTAGTTGGACGGCATAACGTACATTTCCTTAATCTTGCCCTTATTTAGGCCATCCTGTGGAGCAAAGCCATAAACAAAGATTTCACCGCTAGTATTGTACCACGTTAGCATAGAATCAAGAAACTCCGCCCAAGTCTGCATAGGGTTAGGATTCTTAATCAATTGGCTTACTGGATCGGAATAATTAACGTCTTCTAATTCCTTTTTACGAAACGCTATACTCTGGATTCTATTTAACTCTTTCGCGCTATACTTTCCGCCTCTGTACTTTTTAGCCGCTTCAGTCTCCTTATAAACGTAGGTCGGGCACTGCTTACCCTTTTCGGCGATTTTTCGGATGATTGAGTAAACAAGCGCGTTTCCTTTGTAACCTTGGTCGATAAAAGTCTGCTGATTTGAGTCGTACCAAAC